CTTAGCCTAAAATGCTGGCAGCAATTATGTATATGCTACTGCTAACAACACTATCGCTGGGAAAGCCTTATATGCAGACTTATCGGCAGCTACTGCTGCAACAATTAACCAATTACGCCAATCATTTCAAATCCAAAAATTATTGGAAAGAGACGCTCGAGGTGGTACCCGATACACTGAGATTATTCGCTCTCACTTTGGCGTTATCTCTCCTGATTCTCGCTTGCAACGGCCAGAGTACCTCGGAGGCGGTTCAACACCGATCCAAATTAATCCGATTGCTCAAACAAGTGGTACTGGCCAAACTGGGCAGACTACCCCTTTGGGTACACTTGCTTCTATGGGTACTGCCCTGGCTCATAATCATGGATTTAGCCAATCATTTACTGAACATGGCGTAATCATCGGATTAGTATCAGTTCGTGCTGAACTTACTTATCAACAAGGTCTCCACAAAATGTGGAGCCGTTCTACTCGTTATGACTTCTATTTCCCAGCTTTCGCTATGTTAGGCGAGCAGTCAATCCTCAATAAGGAAATTTATGTTACCGGCAACTCTACACAAGATAACCAAGTATTTGGATACCAAGAACGTTGGGCAGAATACCGCTATAACCCATCTAGAATCTCGTCTCTCTTCCGTTCTACTGCTGCAGGAACTATTGATGGTTGGCATCTTGCTGAAAAATTCACTGCGTTACCTACTTTATCTAATAGCTTTATTGTGTCTAACCCTCCAGTATCACGGGTTGTTGCAGTAGGTTCTGCTGCAAACGGACAACAATTCATCTTTGACTCTTTCTTTGATGTTAAGAAAGCTCGCCCAATGCCAATGTACTCCGTACCTGGCTTAATCGACCATTTCTAATCATGGGAGATCTTATTGGTGGCGTATTAGGTGGTGCAATGAGCCTCTTCGGAGGCTCTCAGACTAACCAAAAAAATTGGGATATAGCCCAATCAGCGAATCAAACTTCGCAACAAATTGCTGATCAAACAAATGCTTTCAATGCTCAGCAATATGCATCTCGTTATCAAACTACCGTTAATGACCTCAAAGCAGCTGGATTAAATCCAATGCTTGCTTATGGTCAAGGGGCTGGATCTCCCGTACCAGCCCAACAAGCTCAAGTACATCAAGCTGCCCCTTCTGTAAACAGTATTGGCAACGCTGTATCTGCCTTCAATACAACTAGATCTAACATTGCAGATCTAAAACTTAAAGAAGAGCAAGCTAACGCTACAAATGCTCAAGCTGAAACTTCAAGAACCCAAGCATTACAAAATATTTCTAATACCGCTAAAGCGGATCAAGATACAAAAACTTCAGCAGCTGTTGAAAATGTTAATCGTATGCAATTGGATAAAATTGCTCAAGATATTGCTTTATCTAAAGCAATTGCTGTCCAAACCAATGCTCAAACTGCTAGAACAAACGTAGAAACCATGAGAGCTGCTCAGGAGAAACAAATTCGTGCTCCTGAGGAAGCTAAATCAAAAACATGGTGGGGAAAACACGTATCCCCATATTTATCAGATTTCTCGCGTGGCGCATCATCGGCCACATCTGCTGCAACCTTGCTCAAATAGGAAAAATATGAAATTAGACCCTAAAGACATAAAAACTCCGTTTTTACGTTCTCCATACAATTACGACCGAGATGCTGCGTCAAATGAGTCGGGGTTGGCTTGTGAGGAGCCTTCCCTGACTCAGCAGCATTTCAAAGACGAAACTGATATTAATAATATCCTTCGTCAATTTAACATTACCGGCTTACTTCCTGAAAGCCCTTTATCGGCTCGCTATGGCGATTTCACAGGCATTGTGGACTACCAGTCTGCCCTTAATGCCGTTATCGCTGCTGAGAGCGAATTTGAGGCTTTACCAGCCGAATTAAGAGCTCGTTTCCAAAACGATCCAGCGAATCTACTCAACTTCCTCGAAGATGAAAATAACCGCCCAGAGGCGGAAAAATTAGGCCTTGTAGTGCCTAAATCCGTCGTTTCTGACCCTGTTAAAACGACGGAAGCACAGTTACCTACTTGATGTAACTGTGCTAGGTGACACCAAACCACAAAAATCCAAATAACTAAGGCCAAAAAATGAAAGTTCTTCATAGAAAATCAATGAGCAAAAAGGCTCATTCAAAAACCTTCCGTAGACATGGAAAAAAGACTAAATCTCCAAACTTACGAAACGCTCCTCAGCGTGGAGGCTGGAGACTTTAATAAAGTCCCAGACCACCTCACATGGCCTGTTATCACCCTATATCCGCTGGACTCAGCGGATACTCTACTAACTTTGCCACAGGCAAAGCATATCGTCGTGTCATTTTTAAACAAAATGACCCCGACATCGTTCAGTCTGTCTCACTTCCTTGCGGTCAATGCGTCGGTTGCCGACTGGAACGCTCTAGACAATGGGCAATGCGCTGCATGCATGAAGCTCAGCTTCACAAAAACAACTGCTTTATTACCCTTACATATGACGACACACATCTCCCAAGCGATCAATCGCTTCATTATCGAGACTTTCAATTATTTATTAAAAGACTCAGAAAACGATATCCAACTACAAAAATTAGCTATTACATGGCTGGAGAGTATGGCGAAAACTTCGGCCGACCTCACTACCATTCCTGTATCTTCGGACACGACTTTCATGATAAAAAACTATGGAAAAGGACTTCCTCTGGTTCTTTCATATATAGATCCGCAGACCTTGAAGCCCTCTGGCCATTTGGTTATTCCTCCATTGGAGATGTTAACTTCGAGTCAGCTGCGTACGTGGCTCGCTACATTATGAAAAAGCAAATTGGAAAAGACGCAAACAAACATTATCAGTACTCTGATTTAGAAACTGGGGAAATTGTACAAATGACCCCTGAATTTAATAAAATGTCCTTAAAACCCGCTATTGGCAAAAACTGGTACAACAAATATAAAACTGACGTATACCCTCATGACTATGTCGTATTAAGAGGTCAAAAAGTAAAACCACCAAAATACTATGACAACTTATATAAAAACGACAATCCATATGAATACGAACAAATTATTGGCAAACGTGAAAACGATGCTAAACTAAATCACGCAGACAACACTTATGACCGATTGGCCGTTAAGGAACAAGTCGTAAATGCTAAACTGCGTAAATTAAAACGTACCCTCACTTAAGGACTATCCTCATGAAACTTAATCTCTGCTCTGTAAAAGACCGTGCTGCTGACGCTTATGGTCGACCTATGTTCGTACCATCTACTGGCGTAGCCATCAGGAGCTTTTCTGATGAAATCAATCGTGCTGCTGATGACAATCAACTTTACAACCACCCCGACGATTTCGATCTGTATGAGTTCGGAATCTTTGATGACAACTCTGGCTTATTCGAAATATATGAGCAACCCAAACTCTTATCTCTTGGTAAACAAGTTAAATTAACGACTTAAAACAACCGAAGGGAAAGGTTTTAACTTTCCCTCGGAATAACTCTAAAGGTTAAATAAAATGCATCGCAATCAATCGGTAAACCTTCATCAATTCACATCAATTCCTAAAGCGGACATTCCACGCTCAAAATTCGACTGTCAATCAACACACAAAACAACCTTCGACGCCGGAAATCTTGTCCCTGTCTATGTTGATGAAGTACTCCCTGGCGATACATTTAACCTAAATATGACGGCATTTGCCCGTCTCGCTACTCCTCTTTATCCAATTATGGATAACATGGTTATGGATAGCTTCTTCTTCTTTGTCCCAAACCGCCTAATTTGGTCAAATTGGCAAAAATTTATGGGACAACAAGCGAATCCAAATGATTCGATCTCTTACGTAATCCCACAACAGGTGTCACCTTCTGGAGGCTATGCGATAGGCAGCCTTCAAGACTATATGGGATTACCAACTTTAGGCCAGGTTACTGCTGGCCAAACTGTATCGCATTGTGCTTTCTGGCCACGTGCATACAATCTTATCTGGAACGAATGGTTCCGTGATGAAAACTTACAAAACTCTGTGACCGTAGATACTGGCGATGGACCAGATACAGTCACAAATTACAACTTATTAAAACGTGGCAAACGTAAAGACTATTTTACTTCTGCTTTACCTTGGCCACAAAAAGGGGCATCTGTAACATTACCTTTAGGAACAAAAGCCCCTATTACTTATGACGGATCCTTTGATGGTACTGGATCGTCATTTACTGCCATTACAAAAACTTCTGACGGAACACTTCACGACTTAGCCTCAAATGCTGGCAGCAATTATGTATATGCTACTGCTAACAACACTATCGCTGGGAAAGCCTTATATGCAGACTTATCGGCAGCTACTGCTGCAACAATTAACCAATTACGCCAATCATTTCAAATCCA